CAACTTCTGCATCCGGAAGCTTTCCTGCCAGAACCTGCGTAGCAATCATAATTTTTGAAAATGCAATTGGCTCCTGAGAGATTGGTACTCCAGATCTATTCTGATCACGATCAGTAATCTTCTGTGGGTACACATTTATATCGTATGCACCGTTAGCCATCTTATTATAAAATGTCATTGATCCCCAACCACTCTTCTCGTATAATTTCTGTCCGTAAGAAACCTGAGTGTTCATTATATTCTTATCAATCTCCTGGTATAGAGCATCGAACCTTACTCGATACTGACTTTTTTTCATCTCTGTCTTTTTATCATCCAAAAAAATTATAGTCGGATTTTTTACGTCTTCTTTCTTTTCGCTATCTTTTGAAGTTTTGCTGTAGTCTTTTTTATTAGTTACCATACTATTTTTAATATAGTTTATATATTTTACATTATACTAACTTTTACTCGTTCTCGTCAAGAAATCAATCTAGTGATTTATTCTCTCGACTCCATCCTGAGGCTCTGAAAATATAGCCTTCATGTGAGAAAATGTATTACTGTCTCCAGTCTCCATAGCCTGAGTCCCCTGTTCTTGAAGTATTGCATATCCAATAGACGCAGCCATAATTACATCATCATTCTTCTTATCCATAGCTTCCGGCTTACCTTTTATGTTTCGAACAAAAGTAAACATCTCACTAAGAAGTGCAGCTGGAAAGCCTGTGTCTTTTCGGAAAAATACAGCCTTGAGTGCAGCTAGTGAGAATGGTCTGGTCGCGGAAGTCGTCTTCCATCCAAACATCTTTGTAGTCTTTTTTGTAATATCATCAAAGATCTTCCTAAAGTACAGATTTATATATCCCAATTTATCAAGAGCATCGTTTACCCAGAGTCCATCCTTGTTAACCTCAATGCCAAGCATAGCCCAGTTGTAATATTTTCCAACCTTATATGCCTCAGTCGCCAACTCATCCGGACCTACTTGAGACTTGTAAACAGCATCGCATTCTTCGGTTCTCTTATTAATAACATATAATATTTGAGCATCTCCATGGGCGAGCCCCTCTGCTGTATCTCCTCCAACAATATACTGGACTCCTTTCTCTGGCTTATTGAAGATCTCCATGGATCCAGATGACACAGGGTTGAAAATAACTTCTCCAACCTCATTGTACCCCATCTCACCTTTAGTTCCATGCTTAACCTCCAACATATGTTTAGCAACTTTAGCTGTAGGGAAATAAGTCTGGCCAGTAGATAAGAAAGCCTCCTCCTCAGTAGTAGGGTACTCTTGCATCAGCGACTTCATAGCATCCGGACTATTCTTTCCACCGAACTGCAACCATTTCATATAGTAATAAGTGATCTCCTTGTCCGATAATTTATGTTCAACCTGATAGGATTTCCAATCTATTTCACACTCATCCATATCATCTGTAGAAATATTTTCGTGAATCTTTTTCATCTCCATATCATCGTACTGCCAGTTGTAGAAATGAGGTAGGAAATTTACTTGCGATATTTGAGGAGTAATCTTGTCTCGAGTTATCCAATTCTGTTGGAACATTTCGTAGAACCTTCCAGCCATACCTTCAGCAGTACTTTCAATGAAAATAAACCCATCGAATGGAACAGTCGGGAAAGTTCCTCTTTCCACCTCCTCTGCTCTCTTTGGATATGCAACGCACAATTTAGCAAACTCAGAAATATGTACGTAGTGATATGTTCCAGACCTACCAGATACTGCAACCGATATAGAAGAAGTGGAACCCTGGTCCGGCCCGTAGTCTATAACAACCTGCACCTTCCTCGCAGAACGGTGATTGATTTTGAAAAATGCTCCTTTAACATCATCAGCCATGTTACGAATAGCAAACTCAATCTTCTTGTCAAATATAGAAGTAGCATCTTCAACCTTATGCGCAATAACAATCCCCTCCTTATTAGGATTAAATAGTATGCAATCTAGAATGAAAATATCAATAAAAGTAGTGAAACCAAGTTGACGGGATTTTAAAATAATATGCCTATGGTAAGGTCTTGGTATATTTAAATAGTTATCGTAGAAATGTTTCTGAGCACGATTCATTTTAAAGACTTGCTTGTCTCCATCTTTAGTAACAATCCAGTAGAGGTTATGCAATCTCCAATCCTGATCTTTAATAAGATTCGGATTCTTAGTAAGCTCCTCAACTATTCTTTCGTTATGTTGTTTTTGATTCTCTTTCATTTATTATTTTCTTTCTATGAAAAATATTACTATCAAGCTAATTACTAATCCAAAAGCCATACTTATAAAAGTATTCACTAAAGATATCTTTGACGGATCAATCATTGTTATTGACATATTGTTTATTTCTTATTATTTTTGTAAATTATTTCAGCTTGCGCCAGCAAGTGAGCTTCCTGACTTTCGAAGTATCTCTTCTGCGCACGCACATCTCCCAGTCTTTTGAATATAACAAATAAGGATGTTATCTCAGGGGTCATGTTAACAGGCCTGAATCGTTCATCCTTTGGAGTGTTTTCGAATCTTTTGTAAAATTGATGTAGTTTCATATTTAAAAATCTAATGGCTCGCTTACATCCTCTACTTCTACAACCTCCTTAACCTTCTCCTTAACCTTCGGAGCTTCATTATTTGTTTGATTTTCAATCTGATTCAGGACGATAGTCCGGAGTTTATTTCCAGAGGCTGATGGATCCTTTTCTTTTGGTTGTGCATTGAACTTAGACCAAGCGGAGCCAATAGCATTTAACGCTCCAACTAATTCCTTGTTAGTAAACTCCTTAAACCCTCTAGCCTTAAACTCATGCAGAGCTGAGAGTGCGAGATTATTAGACTCCAATGCCAAAGCAGACATAGCGTGATTGAATCCAGCTTTGTCTTCGATATGAGATTTAACAGAATTGGCTACCTGCGGAGAGTACCCAGAGTTGAGTGCTATCTGCTTTTTAGAATCTCCTTGGCCACCGAGCATTCTTTTTGCGTAAGCCATTTGTTTCATACTTGATTTTTTTCCTCCTAAAAACATATCAACACCTTAATACCAAATGATAAAAATGTCAAAAGCTTGGGTGCTAGATTTTCAATTTAACGGAGTATGATCAAAAATTGCAAAAAAGCTTGGGTGCTACACTTTTCATTCACAAGTTGTGAAGCGGAGCTTGGGTGCTAGATTCGAATTTTTAGGGCTTATTTGACAAATAGTAGGAAAAATGTGACATGAATGTGACATAAGAAAATAGTTATGTCACATCTTTTTTAGCTAATGTTAGTAAATAAATGTTAACTTGACGGGACATAACTATTCTGTTATGTCACATCTTTTTTGGCTTATATTAGTAATTATTTATTCAAATGTGACATAAGAACCCTAAAAAGAGAAAAAAACTTTTCTAAAAAATAAAAGAGGCTTATATTTGATGTTTTTAAGAAAGTTTTTTCCCTATATTTCATGTCTTATGTCACATTCTGCTCTTTTTTAGCTAAGCTTAGTCATTAAAAATGTGACATAACAGAATAGTTATGTCCCGTCAAGTATATACACTCTTTTTGATCATAAAAAACTAAAAAAATATTTTTTCAAAAGCTTTTTGAGAGGCTGTTGGGTTTTTACCACACGCTTTACCATACGATTTACCATACGATTTACCATACGATTTACCATACGATTTACCATACGATTTGCCACACGATTTACCACACGCTTTACCACACGATTTACCACACGCTTTACCACACGCTGGATATGGGTATGGTTCCATTTTTGAACAACCTAGAGTGGGGGGTATGGAAGGGGTCACCCCCTCCCACACACCCCACCACGCTACGAAATAAGGAGGCTATTATAACAAGCTATTTGAAAAGGAGGCGTATTATATAAAAAAAGGAGACATAGCCCTATGCTATGTATGAGTGACACATGACTAGACGTCATGTATATATATGAGGCGTATTATATAGACGTGGCAAACCGGCCACAACGCGGTAAGGCCTATAAACAGGCCTCAAGTACAGGCATGTATATAATACAACCAACCAATCCAGCACCTAACCCACAAAAAACTTATCCACACAGCAAACAAGTTATCCACAGTTTTACAGATAAATACATATAAAAACAGTTTATAGATAACATAAAAAAACAAGCCACAAAACCCCCGTAAATACTACTCCATATTAGCACGCTCTACCCTTGACAGGTGTCGACATCTTTGATATAATACTATTAGATAAGAGTTAAGCACTTAATAACTAAAGGCTTACAACTTACCTACATAAACTTTTCACTCTATCATCTAACAAATCTATTTATTCGCTAGCTTATGCTAAACGTTTAAAGGGATTAACAAGATGATAGAGGGAAATAAAAGTCTAATAAAATTAATTTAAAAATGTATGAATTACAAAGAAAGAGCAATCAACGAATTATCAGAAGAAGAGAGACAAGCCAGACAAGAGGAGAAAGAAGAGAGAGAAGGTTTATAAACTAATTATCAATACTATGAAAAACAAAAAAACATTATCAAAGTTTACCATACTATTGAATAATATCGGAAGAAGAGAGTTAGATAATTATTTCAATAACTCTTTAAAATTCTATTTCTTCTTTACATTAAGGAAGACACTAGAAATCTTTGAATAATAATAAACTAATAAACTTATAAACTAACAATCAATAATTATATGAACGACAATCATTTAGAAATTACAATGACAGAGAGAAGAATAAATGAATTACAAGAGCAAAAAGCAGAGATTAACAATACCATAGAGGTGCTAGAGAATAGACTAGCAGAGTTATAATCAAGTTTACAAATTAACTATTAATTATATGGGAAAGAGAAAAAAATCTTATAAAGCAAGTGGCAAGGTATACGGTAAATATTGGGGAGGTGGAGAAGGTATCTATGAGGCAAGAGAATACGAAAGCGATACACTAGAGGAGCTAGAGGATAAAATTAATAAAGACGTGAAAACTGGAGCTATTGACGGAGGCATGGGATATGAGGAAGTACTAGGAGCATACATGATTATAGATATAATTACAGATATTGAAATTGACGGTAAAATCTTCTCAAATGTTAAGATAGAGAAAAGATTTTACGGAAAGCTAACAGATGAACAAAAAGACTTTCTAGGGTTTGGAGAGTTTGAAGAGTTTGGAGAATTTGGAGACGATGAAGATATGTAAATGTTATCAGAAATTAACTAATTAAATAACTAAAACTAATTAAATAACTAAAACTAATTATATGGATAATACAAAACAAGCCAAAGAAATGAGCAAGGAGAACGGGCTAGATGAGGCTATCAATCAAACTTATATCGGTATTGTCGGCGAGGAATACGCGGAAGCTGGCGAAGCAGAAGAAGCTTATCAAGGGGAGTATAAAACTGATGAGGACTTTGTAATGGAATTACTAAAGGAGTGCGGAGATATTCCTGAAGATTTACCCTCTTACGTTCACATTGACTGGGAGTCTACATCAAGGGACATTATGCAAGACTATTCCGATGACAACGGGCATTATTTTAGAAACTTATAAACTAACAATCAATAATATGAATATCAAAAAAGAATTAGATAAATTTATCGATGTAATCAAAGTGCAAGATAAGAATGATGATGTTAAAGAGGGTGACCTATTCTACAGTTTTAAAATTGAACATATCAGAGATAATAGTAAGTGCTACAAAGTACTATCAGACAGCATGGAAGGTCTAAGTTGTGACGAGGAAACACAATATATGCAAATGTATTACTGTTTAGAGGCACTTAATGAGCATGCCTTTAAAATAATAGAAGATTTAAAAGAGTTCGATTATATGGAGTTAGTAGAAGCTGACATCTACACAAGTGATTTGACTAAATGGCTGAACAAATCAAACTTAAATGTTGGATACATCGAACACGTCGAGGATAAGAACGATTTGAATGGTTTTGATATACTATCAAAAGCACAATATCTTTGTCATTATGATATATGGAGCGCGGTAATCTATGCAATTATTGACCATTTAGAGAGTTTAAAAAAATAACTAATAATCTTATAAACTAATTAATCAATAAACATATGCGTAAAACAATTTTAAGAAATAATACAACAGAAAAAGACGGTATAATCACACTGAAACAAGAGACTACTAAAATATCTATATACAAAGATGAAAAAAATTCAATGATAACCACAGAGGAAGTAAAAATGTCTTTAAAGGAATTAAAGAAAATTGTTTCACTCTACACCATGAAAAACGAAACAAAAAATCAATTTAAAATAGAAGTAGTAGAGGACGGAAGCCAATTTGATGATATATTTGAAACAAGAGAAGAGGCAGAAAAATACATGGAAATGCAAACAAAAGAAGACGCTGAAATTACGGGAAAAGAAGAAGATAAAAACTATTACAGAGTTGTAGAAGTTGTAAAAGAAGATTCTACATGTAAAAGAACTTTTAATAAAGAAAAGTGATGTTATAGAAAATTGTAAATCTTGTAACGCTTGTCACTCTTGTGAATAATTTAATAAACTAAATAATTATTATATGAAAAATATAACTTATAATGGAGCCGATTTATTTAATAAAGATTTTAACCTTTACAGATATGAGGGTATTAGATACATGGCAAGTATGAATAATATAAAGAAAGAGTTTAATATTGAATTTAAAGAAAAGATAACAAAAGCATTGAGTATAGCAGGCTTGAAATATAAAAAGTTAGTAACATATAGCCCAAAACAATACAATTTTGAAGGAGACAGTATTGACCTAGTTTTGCAAATTGAGGATATTGAAAAGTATAAGAATTATATAATAAAAAATAGACGAGCAATTGATAAAGCCCTTGCCAGCAATGTAAGTTATGATGGATATATGGCAACCACAGTTTGCGACGTAAGATCCGAGATTGACAATATAGATAATAATAGAGGTCATGTTTTTAGTCCCGACTGTTCAATTGTAAGCTTTATATTATCAATAATTGACTTCTACTTTAATGTTGAGGAATATGTAATATGCGATTTAAGAATGAAGGAAAATAGATTATAGTTGAGGAATAACTAAAGCAGGAAATTTTAATAAACTAATCAATCAATAAATATATGAATAATAAAAATTTAATAAATTGTGACTCTTGTAAATCTTGTAAATCTTGTAACTATTGTGACTCTTGTGACTATTGTGACTCTTGTGAATCTTGTAACTATTGTGACTCTTGTGACTCTTGTGACTCTTGTGACTATTGTAACTATTGTAACTATTGTAAATCTTGTAAACATTGTTACTCTTGTGACTCTTGTAACTCTTGTAACTCTTGTAACTCTTGTAACTCTTGTGACTCTTGTGACTCTTGTTACTCTTGTAACTATTGTAAACTTTGCTATTACTCAAGGGGATTAAAAATGTCGGAGAATATGGTATTTTGTAAAGGGATTAATAGAGAGAAGAACATGGCTTTTAATAAAAAAGTTACAAAAGAGAGATTTGTAGAGATTAAAGAATTAATAAGAGGTGATATTTTAGAAGACTTAAAGCTAGAATTAAACGAAA